GCCTTATTCCAGTCTCTAGCGTCCACACCAGCCTTCATACCCTTGAATTTGGAGAGGCGCGGTCTGCCCATATTAAACATCATATTGCAAATGATGTGCTGTGCTTCCTCGGGTAAATCGTCAAAGTCCGGGTACAATACTTTGCACTCGTCAATCGTTACCGCCATATCAAGCGCGAATAACTTGCGAACACGTTCTTGTTCAACGACCGTACCCACGGGTTTGCCGTGTTCTTCGTCAGACTCAAGGATGAGGTGACCAATTCCACAGGTTGGTAAATTTAGATGATCTAAATATATCTCGTACTTGCATCCTTCGTCTTCCGCGATCTCTTCGCGTAATCTATCTTTGTTCATTTTATGGGGTTCCTGTTCCTAACAGACCTGCCGTTGGGCCTCTAATGCCCAAGGTTTGAGCTACACCGGGGTTCGCTGCTGCCTGTTGTCGAATTGTACTGGTTCCTGCTGGAGCCGTTGGTTGTGTTACGTTTATGCCTCCAAGACTAGATGCTGCGTTTGGTGGTGTCATCTGACTTCGGATTGCGGACAATTGTTCGGTTAATCCTGTATTATCAGCCACGGCACGAATTTGTTTTTCCGCCTCACGAGCGCCTTCTTGCAAAGCTTGACCCGGAGCTTGTGTTAAAGCAGAGCCTATTATCTTACCCAGTGCGGCTGATCTTTCTTTTGGGGGCAACCCGCTCTTTAAAGCTTTGTAATCTTTTAAAATGCGCTTGTATATTGGAGCATGCGTTAAAAGATTACCTGTTACTGACAGTCTAAGAATATCCATAATGTTTTCTAATGGATTGGCGGCGATATTAGCTGCGACCAAATCACCACCAGCAACGGTTCTTGCGTTAAGCTCCAGCACACGACCAAATTGAGCTATGTCATCGCCCATTTCTTTACCAAATATAGCTTGAAGCTTTCCACCCTCTGACGCTTTTATTAAAGAACCAGCAAACTTTTTTAACGCAGTGCCGTTTATTAAAGCATCGCTTCCAAAATCATCTAAAAGGTTAGAGAGATAAAATTGTCTAACCTGCTGTTGCGCAGCAGGATCTAAAAAGTCCATCACCTTAACAATGTCTGCGGTCTTTGTTCCGGGCCTAGCAATGTTTTCTGCGGCACTTTTAGTTAAAGCAGGACCAGCTTCACCCGCTGCAATAGATTTTAACAAGGAGCTTTGATCAAATAAAGCCCTAGATCTTTGTGCTGATGCTATACCCTCTAAAGCCTCCACCAAAGGTACAGGAGCGTTGTTGGCCCCTAAAGTTGTAAGAGCAGCTTCAACATCAACTGTGCTTGTTTTGCCCGGTATTGTTGTTAACCTAATTTCATCAGCAAGTTTTACAACATCATCATAGCTATCACCAAACAACACTTTGCCAGTCGAACCTAAATCATCAATCGCTTGTGAGAAGTAAGACCCTTTAAATGCTAATGGATCAGTACCCTTTGATGCAGTTTTAGCAACTGCGTCAGCAAGCCATTCTGAAGATAGCTTTTTTCTAAACGCTTCAGCCATAGCTTTGCCATCCTGACCTTTAACGGCATTCATTTCTATGACTTTTAAAGTCCTTGTTAATGGCTCTGGAAATTTGTTGGCAACAATGTTCTTTAGAAAATCAGTCTTAGCCATAATTGTTCCGCTTTGAACCGCATCAGTAAGGCCAGAAAGACTAGCGGCGGACTGCATGTTTTCTATTGCTGTTTTGCCATCTTTGTAAAACCCTCTAGCGGCAGGGAGTTCATCAGCCGCTTTCATTAGAAGATTATAACTTTGAGCGTCAATGTCTAAACCTTTAATCCCTTGTTCAATAGCCTCTTTTGACATTACATTATCTAAAAGATTGACTGCACTCTCTAATTGCGTTCCTCCACCTCTGCCCTTGAAAGTAAAGCTTGCGTCAAAAAGCTCTCTACGCAAATTATACAATTGTGTGAATGAAGCTTTCTCGCCTAAATCTTTAAAACCACTAATTATAGAAGAGGCGGCTGCGGCTTCTGAGGCTGTTTTTGGAGAAAGACCACCTGCCGCAATTGCAGAGCTATATCTTCCCTCCAAAATTTTTGCAGCTTCTTTTAAACCTGATGTTGGAAGAATTGCAGCATCACCAGCTTGATTTTTAAGCACAGCATCAATTGATCCAAATTTAGTAGCATTTAAATCATCAAAGTTTTTTAATGCGACTGTAAGATCTTTAAATATTGATTGATCCAAATTTTGATTTTTTGCTGCTGCCGCTCCCATTCCTTGAGCTAAAGCGTCAAATTCTTCTATAACCGCTTTTTTTGCAGCCTCTTCAGCAAAACGTATTTTGTCATCTTGAGTCTTTATTGAAGAAATAATAGCTTCTCCTGCCTCTTCAGCAGAGGATGCAGCTATTGGCGCATTAGCATCAGCCCCCACTGCTTGTTTGTATTTTCCTATAGTAGTTTGCATATTTTTAAAATTATTACGCAATCTTTTTGTTGCCCCGCCAGCCACTTTTTCACTAATTACTTGCTGTCTAGCAAGAAGACTGGATCCACCAACATTACCTAAAGCGGGTTGTATTCCAAAACCACCCTCTTCAATAGGTTTTAACGAAATGCCAGCAGTCTCAAGATCTTGACCTTCTAGTTTTCTGCCTCTCATGCCTCTGAAGAAAGGCGCGACAATTCTGATTGCGCCGCCAATAAACAATTCAGAGCCAGCACCAATAAGAAAATCATTTCTAAGATCAGTAGCTATTTCGCCAGCGGTCTGCCTTGACACTCCAGCAAGAGCCTCAACGCCCTCTTCAACTGCACCAGCACCAGCAGTTCCAAAACCAGCGCCAAGAACGCCACCAATGAACGTACCTATACCCGGAAGTAAAGCTGTGCCTAAAGCTGCGCCACCAATTGTACCGCCAACACCACCAGCAATGTCTGGCACGACACCAGCCATGTCAGCAAAGTCGTAGCGAGAAAACCCCTCTTCATCAACAAGAGTGTCTTTCTCAAGATTCATGCCAAGCTTTGTGCCGCCTTGTTTGGTTATGGCTATTCTACCGCGATTGTCACGGGTGTAGTCACCCTCGCCAAGCCCGTAAAACTTTTGAAGTTGTGCTTCTTCCTCCCCTGCTGTTTCGGCAGTGGATAATAAAGCTCTTAATTTAGCGTCTTTAATACCAGATGATGTGTCGAACAATTGTTCTTGTCTAGAACTTGTAGAGGCAGTCAACTGAGGTTCAGCAGAAGATTGTCGCTGCTGACGAATAATATTGGCAATTTTTATTTGCTCTTCGCCTGTAGGAGAGTCTCCAGCTATTTTAACTTTAAAAGGTCCGCTAGGAGATTGAATTAGGATTTCACCCATGATAATTCCTTATTTGGTTAAATCAAAAACAGGTAGACCACTATCATCATCTATGGGCAATTTACTAAAATCTATTGCTTGATAATTAGTTCCTCTATTTCCGATACCGTAAAAAATTCCTTGTTGTGCAGCAGCAGATCCTAATTTAAACGCTTCATCACTATCGTAATTAGTTCTGTCTGTGAATTGAGCAAGAGAATCTTCAAATTCTAATCTTGAGTTGTCAAAAATTCCACGAGCTTCCTGAAGGCCAGCGATGGCCTCTGCTATATTTTTAAATGCTCCGGGTTTTCCTAAGAGTTCATCTATTCTTTTAACGTCTCCCTCTGATATTCCATTGCCAGTCTCTTGAGTAAGAAATCTTTTATATTCACTAATGATTCCGTTTCTCATTGACTTTAACAAAGCTTCTTTAGAAATGCCTTGTTTTAAAGTAATAGAACCGTCTGTGTTATATATTGCTACATCTTCAAATATCTTGTCATTAGGGTTTTGCGGAACTAAAGATTTAAATAGTGATTGTGCGCTTTCGACAAGTGATTCAGCAGTTGATCCTATTGGACTTGCTTCAATATCTCTTAAAATTCTAATACTGTTATCAATAGTGTTTTGTGCCTCTAAAATATTACCATATCCACGACCAAACTTTTTAGCATCATTTTGTGCATCAGTTAATACAAGCTGTCCTCCAGCTTTGGGCATGCCTTTATGTATTATATATTGGTTGTTACCAGTAATTGGCTGTTGTTTAAGCATGCTTTTTATTTCTTTGCCTTCTGCTATACGTTTTTCTGCGTCTTGTCTCCATTCAATTTCTTTTACAGCACTGTCGTATCTAGTTTTAGCTGATGCCAAAGCAGCAGCAGCCTCTTGTTTATCCTCACGGTCTTCAATTTGATTAATTCTATTAACTTGAGCGCCGAGAATTGTATCACGACGATCTCTAAGGTAATTAGCTTGATCAACTAAAAACTTTTGACGAGTTGCAGTGGCTGCTTTACCTTCGGTAAGAGCGTACTTGCCAGCAGCAACTTGTGCCTCACGAGCTTCTCTTCTTGCTTGCTCCATGAGAGGCAGAGCTTTTTCACCAGCCGCTCCAACTTCAGATAACATTCTGCCAACATTAAAACCCTTACCAGCTTTGTTCTGCATAAGAGCCAAGCCAAATGCCGTAAGCGCAGCTTTGTTGTCTGGATCACCAGATATATCAATGCCTGTAGCTTTAGAAAATTCGTCTTTATACTGTTGCATTGTTTTTGCTTCAGGAGGAGCCATGCCTATGGCTTCATTGTAAGACTTTAAAGATTGATCTAACAGCCCTTGATATAAGTCTCTGTTTATTTGCTCACCGCTCTTGCCGCCACGAGTTGTTGTACCGCCTGTAGTAGTTGTGCTAGTCGCAGGTGTGTCACCAAAATCACCACGTTCTTCACGTTCAATTCTGGCGTTAAACTCTGCTTCAGACTCATCTGGTCTTTTCTGGCTAGTAGTTGACGTTTGATTAATGGTTTCCGTAGACGAATCAGTAGATATGTCCTTAATTAGACCATCATCGCCAAAATCACCACGTTCTTCGCGTTCAATTGTTGCTTCATCTACAGGTATGTTACCGCCAAAAGTTGCCCCACCCGGAACATCTGTATCTCCAGTTAAAGGCATTCTTATAGATCCTAAACCACCCGTTGAGTCTGGAGAGAATATGTCAATTTCATTACTTGCTGGATTGAATTGACCTATTGTTGCGCTAAATTTTGGATCAGCAAGCGCAGGATCATCAACCAAAAACTTAGATAAAGCTGAAACTTGTGGTGAGGGTGGAGATGCTAAAGCTGCAATTTTTTCAGCTAAACCCGGCAACACATCATAGTACGCACCAGTTTTTTTACCAATATTAACTGTTTGTCCGGGTATTGTTACTGGAGATGCTAAACCACTGGATTGAATTGGTGGCATACCTTTCAATGCTCTTCTTTTATTTATTTCATCTAAAGCAGATACACCCGGAGTTGTTATGCCTTTTATCTTTGGATTGTAAACACCTATTCCAGCGTTAATTGGATCTCCAATAGCCATTTACGCTCTCCTATGCACTTACGCCAGAAGGCTTAATACCCTGAAGCGCAGTGTATGCACCAATTCCAGCCAAGAACGGGTTAGTGGCTGGAGTAGTCGCAGTTTTAAACGTAGAGGATAAATTTGAGCTAGGAATGCCTTTAAGAAGGTTCTGACCAATCTCCAATCTTGTAAATGGCTCTTGAGCAGCTTGCACTTGATTTTGACGCTGTGCCTCAAGAACTTGTGATTGGAAGTTACGTCCTGTTTCGCCTAGCTGTGAAAGCATACCAAGATCAGCACGACCAAGCTCTGACTGTACACGGCCCAAATCAGCCGTTGTGCTGGCAAGACCGCCAAATGCCTGTCCGATACCGCCCATAAGCTGTGCAGCCCTCTGAGAAGCCGTTAAAGCGTCACCAAAGCCCTTACGTTGTGCATCACCTATGGCAGCTAATCTACGCCCTTCTGCCTCTCCTTCCATGATGCCTTGTCTTGAGCCACCAAACGCACCAGATCGAACAGCCTGTGCCGCTCTTTTTTGTTTGCCGATTTGTGCCTGACGGTTAATTTCATCAATCACAAAGTTCTGATATGGGTTCATGTACTGCTGAACAGCCGCCGCAGGACTTGATAAAAGCCCAAGACCGCCGCCTAAAGCAGCTTGTCCGCCAAGAGTTTGACCAGATGCTCCTGTAACAAAAGGAGCATATGAGCCAACCATACCGGGTGCCATAGAAAAGGCTTGTTGCTGTAAAGGATCAAGACCAGCTACTTGTTGAGTGGGAAGAGCAAGAGGCGTATCAAGAAGACCGGGACTGGTTTGCGTTGCACCGCTAAATTCACCAAACGCTGTGCCTAGCAATCTTTGCTCAAGTCCCTCAAGATAAGGGGCTAGACGTTGTACTGATTCTACTGTTTGTGTAGACATTATGCCATCCCCTCAAATTTATCCATCATACTATACATTCGATTAAGACCTCGATTTACATCACCTCCACCCGCGCCTTCAACAGCGTCACGAGTCATAACAAATTCACCAGCCGTTAATAGTGCTGGCACATCGTCTCTTGTTCCAGACCCCTCATACGGATTAATAGGACCATCTCTTCTAGGAGGATTTGCTGGATAATTATCCATTGCACCACCTTGATTAAAATACTGAACCATGCCGCCTTGATTGTAATTTATACCGCCAAGCTTTCCGCCCGGACCTCCAGCACCATACGGACGGCGCTCAAATGATCCTCGGTTATCTTCTTCCTCGTCACTACCAAATAAAGAATCCGCAGCTTGCGCTGCCAATCCTGCAAGAATGCCCTCACCCACTTTTGTATTAGCAAGTTTAAACAATAAATTTTCTTGCTGCGGATCACCTGCAAGCCCTAGACCCTGTAGTAATTCAGCAGACATTGTTTTTGCAGCAGTGGGTTCTATTGCGCCGCCACCGCCTGTTGCTGCTGCTATTTTTTGAGCAGTGTCTAATGCCTTATTTCCCTGACCCATAAATTGAAGATCTTGTCTAGTTCCCATTAAATTAGGAAGACTTGTAGCAGTTGTAGCTTGATCAGCTATGTTTCCAGCTTGCCCCATGCCGCTAAACATGGTTTGCCCTAATCCACCAAGCAACGCTGATTTAAGAGCATCTTTAGGCTTTTGTCCCGTAAGTAAACCAATACCACCTGATAATAAAGCGCTCTGCACTGCTGGATTTGCCATGATCCCTGTTGCGCCACTAAATAGACCACCAGCAGCCGGGCCAAGAAAAGTACCAGCAACAGCAGGAAGAGCAACTTTTACAAGATCATCAAGAAATCCCATAACTGGATCCTTTAATTAAGAACAATTGTTCGTGTTTAGACTTTAACATCATTACGCTTTCTCTACAAGTATCGTCAATTATGACACTGCTACGGTAACGGTTCCTACAGAAGTTGTGCCTTGAACACTTCCTGAATATATTTCATTCTTCTCTACTATTCGTAAAAACCCAGCCTCTCCGACATAAAAATCACCAGCCTCTAATACGTTTGCAGCACCTGAACTAGATATACCCTGAAAGTTAACATCTGCTGATCTTACCTCGTCTATTAACTGTTCTAATGTTCTTGCAAGTTGATTTACAAAAACTGCGTCATATTCTGATGGCGCTATTGGTAATATAGGTCTTACAATTTTTTTTGTCATCGCCTACCATCTGCCCTCGCATCAAGTCTAGGAGCGCCAAGCCTCCAGTTAACGCCAACCGCTGTGTTCTCTACACGAATAGCCATTTGTCTGCCACGAGCGCGAAGATCAATCTTGTCAGTGTATTGCTCAACAGGACTTGTGGCTGTTCTAACGGCACTACCAGACGGAGATTCGGTAAAGGCATCACCACCAAAATCACGACTTTTAACAGTAAACAAAGCGGCAGGACTACTAGCAGAAGAGCCACTAAAACTTAAATCTGGCAGTATTCTACGAACCAGCATAAATTGTTGCCCATCGCCTATGTCAAAATCAGAGGACTCAACAAATGCATTGATTGCAACAGCGCTGCCTGTGCTAAAATCATCTAAACCATTTTCATGATCATATAGATAAAAATCTGCACCTGTGGCTTGCGGGAAACTACGAAGACCAGAGGCTCTGTCATTCCATGCAGTACGAACAAGTGTACCGTAATACCATACTTTTTGTCCGTAGTTATAGACTACATAACGATCTATCTCTGTTGCACCAGAAGACACATAGAACCACCATATTTCAGTCTGACTACCAATCGAACCAGCATGAAACTTAAATGATTGTTGATTGTTCATGTCTCCAAACACATAGTCACGAACACTGCATGGTATAGCTTGAATACGTCCATCATACAGATAGAAGTTTTCTTGCCCCATCCAGAATACCACATCATTGACTGCTAATGCGGTGTTGGGACCAGCTATTCGTATGTTATCACCAAGCATTGACACACCAAAGGTAAACGGTGGGCCAAGGAATTGCATTGAGTACAGGGATTGATCTGTCCAAACCAATATCTGACGGCTGGTTTGCACAGCCGTAATAATCTCGCTGCCCTTTGATAGACGTAAATCACCAGCAGTGTTAGTGGCAGATGGAGTCCAATTTTGAGGCTCTTCTTGACTTGAAAAACGAATCAACAAAGGATCAAGAACCGCGCTTCCTATTGGGTTTGTTCCAAAAGCTATGCAATGTCGATCAACATCTGAAACAAGTATTTTACGAGCTTTAGTGGGTACATCACTTGCACCTGTTAAACTAGCTAATTCAACCGCTCTAGTGTTTGTTCCGTTAGTTGCGTCCCAATAGTAAATTGTACTATCAGCTATGTTAAAGATTAAATCCTCGCCAAAGTTGTCTGCTGACCACAATCGTAAGGTTTGACCTGCTAATGAACCTGACGCAGAACCCCAAGTAAAACGACCCCATGTTCCTGCCCCCCAACCAGCACCAAGAACCGTAGTGTTAAGACCTATATTTAACTGAAATGCTGCTGTGCCGCTTGACCCGCCACCTGCCGTGCTGCCTGAAGTAGCTGATCCAGCGGTGGTAATTGTAAAAGTTGTAGTGCTAGGAACAGAGGTTATTGTGTGTTCAATATTTAATTGTGCGGCTGTTATACCATCAGTGGTTGTGAGACTGGCTAACGTAACAAAATCTCCAGTGATTGCGCCATGTGCTGCCTGTGTTGTAATCGTGACAACACCGCTTCCTGCGCCTCCGCTAGTGTTTACAGGGTTGCTACCGAGACTAACTGTAGATCTAATAGGTGTAATGTCATTAAAAGTGCCAGCATTTTCTAAAAATACTTTTTTTTCTGTGCCAATAAACAACAAGTTTTGAGAAGATAACGTAACAAAGTCAAAGATTTTACGAGGGGTACCAGTTACTTGTGTGTTGGATACACGGACCCAACCGCCTATGCGCTCTGGCAGACCATTACGAAATCTAATCTTATCACCATCAAACCAACCGCCTTCATTAGAGTAGTTTGTACCCTCTCTGTTGATTCCGGGTTTGAACTGTAGTTTGCTTAAAGGCATTCATTAATCCGCATCTGCAATGGTTAGTTCGCCAGCCGCTACTTGGCGTAGGATTTCTGCGTAGTCTGTATTTGCTGGGTCAAGAGAAACGCTCACCCCAACACCATTAATTGTGCAGGAAATCATACTATTTTCGCCATCTAAGGCTATATATTTTGCGTTTGTTATGGTTTTTGTTTCTAACATTTACAACTCCGCTGATACTTCCATAAATGCTTGATTTATATGTGAAAGATTTGCATAGGCTGAACCACCAGCACCATCAATCGGAGCATTGAATCCGTCTACGCCACCATAATTAGCTGATGCACCAGATGCAGTTGCACCACTACTGGCATTTCTAACATTATAGTTTGTTACAGTTGGTGCAGCCCTCATTGAAGGCACAAGTTGAACATAAACGCCAGTGCTTCCAGTATAAACATGAAACCCACCATAATAGCTAGTACCAACTAATTTTTGATAATAACGTCTGCACTTGGTTAATGTGGTTGTAATATCCTCTGCCTCAAAAGCGGTGGCTACATCTCCGATTTCAAGCTGTGCGCCAGTCATAAAAAATGTGTTGTCTGTGCTTGAGTAAAAAGAGCCACACCCCGGCATTCTGTTGGCCTGTGTAGCTGCTGCCCATGTTGAATTAATTGTGCCGCTTGTTAGATTCGAGCCAGCGTGAACATTGATATTGACATACATCCCAACACCAGTGTCATTATTAATGGCAGCAGAACTTGCTCCAGTGGCAGAAAAGGTTATTGCAAATCGTTGCCAAGATGTTGTTACAGTAAAAGCATGACTTTGAGACGTGGCAGAGCTATCAGGAGCGTAGAGTTCACAAATATAAGTTTTTGATGCGTTAGCTTTTGCATAAAAACTGTAAGTAAGCGGCACTGCATCTGAAGTGCCAAATTTCAAACGCTGTAGATTTTGCGCCTCAACAGCTTGAATAATACTTAGCTGTTCGTCTGCTCCGATAGATGTGTCAGCAGTGGTGCAATCCAATTTCAAAGCTGTAGTAAAACCAGACAAGTCTGTAATTGCTTCTTGAGTAGCAGTAAATCTTCCTGCGCTTGTGCCGCCAGAATAAGCATACCATCTATCCGTAAAATAAGGAGAACCATTAGCACCCTGTCCAGTAAACGAGGCTCCGCGTTGACTAATTTTGTGTTCACCATTAATCAGAAGATTCTTATTACCCTGCGCTGTTTGTGAACCAATTAGCGCGGCTAGTTCTGCTGCTTTACTCATGCCTTAACTCCACGGTATAAACTGCTGTAGACCATATTGCACAGCCACTAATTTAGTTTCACTGCCGCCAGAAAACGTAACAGTTTCCTGTGCAATGCCGATAATCATGCTTGGGTTTGCTGTTGCTTTCTGACCTATGCCAGCCGTTGCAGAAGAACAGATGCCATCACCTACGGCTATGTTCCCGCCAGCGTTGTTACAAAGAATGTGACCGTCACCTAAGACCAAAGCCTGATGCATATTAGTTTCTTCGTCTGGACCACCATTCATGCTAGAACCATACGCACCTAGCACTGCTTTACTGTTTGCAGATTGTGTTTTCTGCACATTATATCGGATACCTCGCTCAGTATCTGCACCACTCTTTTGACTGTAAGAAATACTTGTTGTTTCTAGTAATGTTCCATAGGGGTATGCGTTTTCTGTGCTAGACGCATCGTTATCTGAATTTGGAATTACGCAAGGGTGATGAGCAGTAAAAGCACCATAGGTCACAGTGCCGCCAGAAAAAGTAATATGACCTTGTGTACTATTATCACCATCTCTAATAGTTAATGTGTAATTAGTGCCACTAGAATCATCTGCACCAGTTCTAATAATCACACCATAACGGTTTGAGTTGTTACCATCATGTTCAAATTCTGCAATATAGTTACTCGCATCATTACCATAAAATTCAAAAGGTCTTGATGGAGTTGAGATTCCAAAACCAAGTCTATCGTTTCCAGCGTCAACCATAATTGCGGCTGAGAGGTTGTTACTTTCAACACGAAAGTCAACGTCAGCAGAACCCTCATTAAAAGCAATTTCAGTAGGACCAAACCTAGCAACTTCATTATTGTCACTGTAAAGTTGTATAATACCAGACCCATTAGCACCTAAAGCAACACCTGTGTCTGTGTCTGAAAGACCAAATACTTGGTCAGCCCCTATACCAATGCTAGTGGTTTCAATACGTTTTGTATTGTTATGATAAAGTTCACAAGCACCATCATCTGTCAGTTTTGCGAGTGTTTCGCCACCGTCGCCAGAATAAAACTCAATGTTTGTTCCGCGAATTTCTAGGTTGCCGGTGCCTGTGTCTTCCAGCTTAGTTTTAGAACCATTATGGCTGATCTTGAAATCACTGGATGCTCCAAACGCCAACTCTGCGCTATCTGGGAATGTCGCACCACCACTAAACGCAACAGATGAAGAAAACGAACCACCATCCTTTGCGCTAACAGTGTCAGCTACACCAAACGTGTCAAATACTAACATCTCAAGAACATCATCTGTAGATGCACCAGTTGTTAGTACAACACTTGTCCCTGTTGTAGACGTATAGTCCGTTACAGGTTTGAGAAGCACACCATTTTGATAAACGTCCAAAAACAAACTATCATCATAAGCTAGGCTTATGCCGTTGCTATCATTACCGCTAAACGATGTTTGCCCAGCCGTGGCAGCGTATATATATCTGCGTCTTACTCCAGCCTGTAATGGTCTACCTATGTATGGCATATCAACTTCCTATTTGATTGCAGATGCATCATCCCGTGCTTTACGGTTTTTATAATCACTACGAGCAAGAATAAGTGCAACAAA